ACGTGCTAGGCGACGACTTTAACGTAGATGAGGAGCTGGAGGCTACGGCCAATGCGGGGCTTGATCTTCAACCTGCTGGATTGGGTGACGGATCAACTAGTGGAGCTGATGATCTGGATGGAACCGAGGAAGCCGAGGAGACAGGAGCTTGATTATCACGTCAGCGCATTGCCGGAAGAGGTTCTAGCCATTGTGCGGATCACTTGGTACAAAGACGGCAAGGCAGATGAAGTGGATCAAGTCACCCTGATGGAAGATGGCCAGAACGGGTATGACGCATTTGCATCATTGGTAGGCACTGCATTGAAGCAAGGCGCTAATGTCAGCATCCGAAGCGGCTATCAACCGGAGGATCTAGGTATCTATCAATGAGCACACCGGAGTCGCTGTATCGCAACGCAATCGACCTGAACCGCTACAGCAACAGCGTGGCGCGGCGTGTGATCAATGCCTACAACGACATCATCATTGATGCAGTCAACCAACTGCGCACTATTGATGAGCTGTCGGCACCAGTCAAGGCAGCACGGCTGCGGGCGATATTGGCACAACTCAAGGACTCGTTAGGCACGTGGGCAGGCGACGCAACGGAGATCACGGCAACTGAACTGCAGGGCATTGCGCAGTTGCAATTAGAATTTGTGACCGATCAGCTGCGGCGTGCATTGCCAGTAGGTGCCCGCGATGCCGTGCGCACCGTAGAGATCAGCCCGCAATTTGCGCAGTCAGTGGTCACCACTGACCCGACGCAAATCAACGTAGTGGCGCTCAGCGATGACCTGTTCGCAGCAGTGCAAGGTGCACCGCAGACATTCAGCCTCACTGCAGCACAAGGCACCATGATCACGCTGCCCAATGGCGAAGTGGTCAGCAAAGCATTTCGCGGCATTGCGGTTGATCAGTCCGAGCGGTTCTCGCAAGTGGTGCGGCAAGGATTGCTAACTGGTGAACCGACGCCGGCCATTGCAAAACGGCTGATTGGAAACCTTGAATTTGGCGAGCAGGCAAAGACCGTGAAACAGCTTGTGGCAGCAGGCGGTCAAGCAACAGCAGTAGCCGATAATCAGATCGTTACGCTAGTGCGCACCAGCATTAACCAAGTAGCCAATGCAGCCAGCCAGCAGGTGTATGAAGCCAATCAAGACATCACTCAAAAGTATCGCTATGTGGCAACACTGGATACCAGGACCAGCAGCATTTGCCGTGCATTGGATGGCCGTGAGTTTGAATACGGTAAAGGTCCAACACCACCACAACACTTCAACTGCCGATCAACCACGGTCCCGGTGATTAACTACAAGGATCTTGGTTTTGATCCGCCACCGCCAAGCAAACGTGCAGCAGCAGGCGGCATGGTGCCAGCTGATCAGACCTATGGGCAGTGGCTGGCCAAGCAAGACCTGGCAACTAAGGCCAAAGCATTAGGCGCAAGCAAGGTGCCGTACTTCAATCGACTTGCCGACAAGTACGGCCCGACCGATGCGATTGCAAAGCTCGTTCGCGACGACGGATCAGAGCTAACCTTGGATCAACTACGCGCTCGGTACGGTGCCTAAGAAGCCTGGCCTTTACGCCAATATCAACGCCAAACGCAAGCGTATTGAAGCTGGCAGCAAAGAGCGCATGTCTCGTAAAGGTGACCCTGATCGCCCGAGTGCGGCTGACTTCAAGGCTGCTGCGAAGACCGCTAAGAAACCAAAGCGCAAATGAGCATCACGTACCGCGGCGAGCAGTTTGAGGGTTACAACAAGCCCAAGCGGACGCCAAAGCATCCGAACAAATCGCACGCGGTGCTCGCCAAGGAAGGCGACAAGGTAAAGCTGATCCGATTCGGTCAGCAAGGCGTAAGCGGTAGCCCGGCGCGTGAGGGTGAATCCGCTGCTGCAAAGGCAAGGCGTGCATCATTCAAGGCGCGGCACGCAAGCAACATCGCTAAGGGCAAGATGTCTGCTGCTTACTGGGCTAATCGTGAGAAGTGGTAGCTTCCTGGCAGTGGATCCAGTCCTTTAATTCCGCTACATACCATCGCAGATCTTGCGCTTTAGCAGCGTGCCAACCGCTTCCGCTTTGGCGATACAACCGCTCGTGGCGGTCGATTGCATTTAGCAGTTCCTTAATCAAAGGATTCCAAGGTTCGCGGATTGGTGTATTCCACTCGCGGGCCATTGTTCTGGCTGCTGGTACGATGGCAGCGTAATTAAGCCTGCGGCTTATCCATGTCTGAAGAGCAACAAGCCTTGGAGTCTGCGACTACCGAAGGCGGCAATACCGAGGCACTGCAGCGCAGTGTTGAGGCGCTAGAACGCAAGAATCAAGAGCTGATTGCAGAGCTGCGTGCAGCCAAGAAATCAAAAGCGCCAGATGGAGTCAACATCGATGAGCTGCTCGAGTTCAAGCGCAACTACGAGCAGCAGCAGCTTGAATCCCAAGGCAAGTATCAAGAAGCACGGCAAGCTCTGGAGCAGCAGTTCCGTGAGGCGACGGTTGAAAAGGACCAGCGCATCTCAGAGCTTGAAGCCCGAGTCCGCGAACTAGAGCTTGTCACGCCTGCAGTCACCGCACTGGCTGACATCGTGCATGACCCTGATCTTGTACTGAAAACCAAGCTGTCGCCTGATGCAATTCAGCGCGAGGCAGATGGCACCGTGGTGGTAGTTGACGGCTACCAGCGCACACCAGTACAGGAGTGGGCCAAGACACTGCCCGCTTGGATGCAGAAGCAACCAAAGCCGCAAGGTAGTGGTGCACCAACCGGCGGCAGCAATGCTGCTATCCCTGCTGGCGTGAGCAATCCATTCAGCCGCGAAACCTTCAACCTGACCGAGCAATCACGCCTGTTCCGTACAGACCGTGACCTTTATGAGCGCATGAAGGCAGCAGCTAACCGTTAGTATTTCAGTGTCTGCTCGTGATGGCTGCGCCGCATTGAGCCTAGGGCTGCGCCCAAACCGTAAACATCCCAGGTGATTCATCATGGCGACTCTTCGCTCTGACATCATCATCCCCGAGGTATTTACGCCTTACGTCATTGAGCAAACCACTCAGCGTGATGCCTTCCTGGCTTCCGGTGTGGTGCAGCCTCTGGCGGAGCTGAATGCCACCGAGGGCGGTGATTTCATCAACGTTCCCTTCTGGAAAGCCAACCTTTCCGGTGATTTCGAGGTGCTGACCGATAGCTCCTCCCTTACTCCTGGCAAGATCCAAGCTGACAAGCAAGTCGGCGTGATCCTGCACCGTGGCCGTGCCTTTGAGGCTCGTGACCTTGCTGCTCTGGCTGCTGGTTCCGACCCCATGGCCGCTATCGGCGCCAAGATCGCTGATTACATCGCTAACCAGCGTCAAAAGGATCTGCTGTCTTGCCTTGCTGGCGTGTTCGGCACCCTTGGCACCACTTCTAGCTCGGCTGCTTTCTTCCCCCTGACCATCGACGGCGAATCGGGAGACACCCCGACTGTGCTGTCTCCCCGTCACGTGGCAGAAGCTAAGTCTCTGCTGGGTGACCAAGGTGACAAGCTGACCGCCATCGCAATGCACTCCAAGGTCTATTACGACCTTGTTGAGCGCAAGGCTATCGACTATGTGTCGACTGCTGAAGCCCGCGGCACTAGCACCACTCAGTCCGGCGGTTCCCTCGTTGCTGCTTATGGCGGCAGCGTGGATGTGCCCACCTACTGCGGCCTCCGCGTGATCGTCAGTGACGACGTGCAAACCAGCGGCAGCGGCGCTTCCACTGAGTACGCCACCTACTTCTTCACCCAGGGCGCTATTGCCTCTGGTGAGCAGATGGCAATGCAGACCGAAACCGACCGTGACATCCTCGCTAAGAGCGATGCCATGTCGATCGACCTGCACTACGTCTACCACCCCGTTGGCGCTAAGTGGGCAGTGACCACTGCTAACCCTACCCGCGCTCAACTGGAGACCGTGGGCAACTGGTCGAAGGTGTACGAAACCAAGAACCTTGGTATCGTCCGCGCGACCAACACCTCTAACTTCGATTGAGGTAACTAACCATGGCTTCCATCTTTGAGCTCGGTGACATCCCCGGTGGTCTTCTGCCTGGGCAAATGGGTCTGGCAGCTCCTACCGCTACCGCAACCCTGAGTGCAGCCAACAGCTACAACACCATCATCCGTGGTGTGCCCACTGCTGCTGCTACCTACACCACCGCTACTGCCGCTGACATCGTTGCCGCTATCGGCGGCGACTGCGCTGTGGGTACCACCTTCATGGTGGTTGTGCTCAACGCATCGGTTGGCGCTAACACCATCACCATTGCTGGTGGTACTGGCGTGACCGTGAGCGGCGTGGCAACTGTTGCTCAGAACGCCTCCAAGGTTTTTCTTGGTCGCGTAACTGCTGTTGACAGCGGTTCTGAAGCAATCACCCTTTACGGCCTTGGCAGCACCGCTGCTGCTGTTGCTTGATATGGGGCTGTTCGCCTTCCGGCGACTGCGTGAATTGGAGGCTGCTTCTAACGAGGCAGCCTCTCTTTCTATTGCAGAGCCCGCACCTAAACTAGAACCACAGGAGGCGCCCGCTGATGGCAGTAGTAATCGACGCGACAGTGGGCGGCGCAAACGCCAACAGCTACCTGACGCTGAACAACGCGCAAGCGATCATTGATGGCTTTGTGCAGGATCCAGATGTCCAACACTGGAACACCGGCAACACTGATAGCCGTAACCGCGCGTTGTTCACTGCAACGCAACGCCTAGACCGCGAGCGGTTTCTAGGTGCTCGCGCTACAGACACACAAGCATTGCAGTGGCCGCGCACTGGTGTGCGCAAACCTGATACCTACATCAATACCTACGCCGTCGGCTTTCCGTTCCGCATTACGACGGATTACTACACGGAAACCGAAATCCCGCAACAGATCAAGTATGCGCAAGCATTACTTGCTGTTTACTTGCATAACAATGAATCGGGATTAGGGCTAAGCGGACTGGAAGATTACAAGAACGTCAAGATCGGCAGCCTTGACGTGACGCCAAACCTTGGCTTCGGCGCTGTAGGCGCTGATCGCATTCCGCCAATGGTAGAGCGCTACCTGACCGGGCTTAGAATTAGTGGACCAGGCAACTTTGCCATTAAGCGATCATGAGCTACGCATACCCCGGCGCTGAGTTTATCGACGACACCGCAGCGCATACCGGCCGCTTTGGCAAGATCGTCGCACTTGAAGATTCGGTGATCGCCATCCTGACCGCTCAGGACTGGACTGGTAATACTCTCAGTGCCATTCCGCTCAAGGCCAGCACTGAGATCTGCGGTGTGTTTACGAGCATCACCCTAACCAGCGGCACTGTGGTCGCCTATCGACTGTGACGCTTGCCAACTCGCTACGGTCAGTTGCCAGCAAGCTGATGGCAAAATTCGGCGGTGAAGCCACGATCCGCACAGTCACACCAGGCGTCTACAACCCAACGACGGGCACCATCAGCCAAGTTGAAACCGACACCGTAGTGCGTGGCGTGCTGGAAGATGTCAGCGCACGTGAAGTCAACGAGCTAGTGCAGGCTGGTGATAAGCGGCTTGCGGTTGCCGCTGCTGATGTCGCTACCGCACCAACCACTACTGACCGCGTGGTTATTGGCGGTGTGCTGCATCAAGTGATCCGCGTCACTACGATCGAGCAGGACAACACAGCGATCACCTACGAGCTGATCCTGAGGGCATAGCCATGGCACGCCGCATCAACCTCGACCAGATCGGCAATTACGCAACCGAGAAATACGAGCAGTTGCTGCGTGTGGTGGTACTGGAGACTGACAGAAAGTTGAAGGAAGCTAGTCCAGTTGATACTGGCAGATTGCGTCTTGCGTGGTCTATCAGCGAGCAAGGCACACCAGGCTATGACCCAGGGCCACAAAGCAGCGTTGCAGGCATTGCGCCACCGCGTCGGCTTGATTACCAAGTGGAACGAGCCGGAAATGTCTATCACATCCATAACAGCCTGCCATATACCGAGCCTGTCCTATACGGCAACAATCTGCCGCCGTCATGGAATGGGCAGTGGCGATCAAAGAAGAATCAGATCGAAAAAGGATACCCCGACATCATTGCCCGCGAGATGACCAACTGGGCGCAACAGCAAGCTAACCGCATTGGGAGGCAGGACTGATGGCAGCCGTCAACCTCAATACCGTCCGCGCAACCATTGAAGCACGGCTGGCAGCTGAGCTAACGCAAGCGCCGGTGCTGCCAGTGGTGTTTCATAACCAGCCCTACACGCCAACGCCTGGCAGTTCCTGGGTCCAATGCCTTGTGAGCTTTGGCAACAACAACTTTCTGACGATGGGCGGCACCACTGGCAGCAGCAATAGCGTGATCGGTGTGATCGTCGTCAACATCTTTACTGCAGTGGGCGCAGGATCCGGCGCTAACTACACGATCGGCAAACGCATTCGCGACCTTTACAATAGGGTCATAGTGAGCGGTGTTCATTTTGACCCGCCAACTGGCCCAGAGGTGGTGGCTGCGCCAGCTCCTGAGGGTTACTTCCAAACTCAGGTCAGAATGACCTTTGAAACCTTCGAGGATCTCTAGCCATGGCTTTTTACCGAGGGCAGCAAGGCAGCGTCAAATTTGATGATGCTGGCACCACTGCGGCAACCATCACCAGCACCCGCTCATGGTCGCTGACCGTTGAGAAGGAATCGCTCGACACCACCGCACTGGGCGCCACCTACCGCGCCAATGTTGGTGGACTGATCAGCGGATCTGGCACCTGCGAGATCCTCTACACTGCATCTAGCGCTGATGAGACTAACGTCTTCATCGAGCACATCAATACCGCCAACGATGCCGGCGAGGCTTTGTTCGAGCTGTACCTCGATACCAGCGGCACCAAGAAGATCAGCTTTGATGGTGTGATCACATCTGCTGAGTATTCTGCAACCGTAGGTGAGATCGAAGTCATCACCTTGAACTTCGTGACCAACGGAACCATTTCGCTGGACATCTAATCATGGCTTTCTATCGCGGGCAACAAGGCACAGTCTTCTTTGACAAGGCTGGCAGTGGTGGCATCTCTGAGATCGCAGCAGTGCGGTCTTGGAGCATGACCGTCGAGAAAGAGTCCTATGACGCTACCTCCCATGGTGCCACCTATCGCGCCAATATCGGCGGCTTAATCAGCGGCAGCGGCACCATCGAGGTGATGTACGACGCACCTGGATCTGGCGACAAGCTGGATCTGATCAAGGACGCCAATCAAGCCACTGACGAGGCTGATGCTTTTGTTGAGTTGTACCTTGACGAAACCGGCGGTAAGAAGATCACGGGCACGATCGTGGTGACCAGTTCTGAATACGGTGCTACCGTTGGCGAGATCGAGATTGTGACGATCAACTTCGTCTCAAGCGGTACTCTCACACTTAGCATCTGATGCCTGCCAGCACCCAGCGCCCGGTTGATCTACTCACCGGCGCTTTTGATCTGAACCAGCGCCGTAAATTCAGCGTCACCAACGATGCTGGCGATGCGGTGCTGGATCTTTACTTCAAGCCCATCACCCGCGCTGATCGCAAGAAGGCAACCACGCTTGCTGGATCCGATGAAGCGCTAGAGATCAGCACACAGATGCTGTGCCAGATGGCAGAGCTTGAGGATGGTACTAAGGCATTTGCCGCTGCTGATGCTGCCAAGCTGCAACGTGAACTGCCCGAGCGCGTGTTGAACGAGCTAGAGCTGTTCCTGTTTGGCCTCGGCGGTGAGTCCAGCATTGAAGAAGCAAAAAAAGACTAGAGGAAGACTCTTGGCTATTCTTTGAGTTCTTCCTAGCCTCAGAACTCGGCATGACAGTCAGCCGCTTACGTACTGAGCTGACTGATGCTGAGTTCATACATTTTGCGGCTTACTACGAGGTAAAAGCCAAGCGCGAGAAGATTGAGATAGACAAAGCGCGGCACCGGTAGACTGATCGCATAGGGAGGAGCTGCTGTGGCTGTTGCTGTTGTTGACGTACAAGTACGGTCAAGTGATGCCGTTAGAGAGCTGCAACGGGTAAACAATACTTCTAAGCAACTAAACCAGACAATTACCGATACAAATGGCAGGTTGCGAGATGCAAATGGTCGATTTGTAAAATTTGGCGAAGCCGCCCAGCAATCCAGCGCAAAAGTTGGACTGTTGACAAATGCCGTAAAAAACTTAGCTTCTCAACTTGTTGTAGCTGATCTTGCCCGAAGGTTTTTCAAAGGATTTGATGAGGCTGATCGCGCTGCTGCCGCGGTACGCACCCTTGGCGTAGATAGCAAGGCGCTTCAGGCGCAGCTGCTTGGCGTTAGCAATCGACTTGGCGGACTGTATTCGCAAACGCAACTGGTGACGGCAGCTTATGACGTTGCTAGTTCAGGCTTTGCCGATGCTGCTGATGCTGCCAAGGTTTTAGAAGCAGCGGCAAAAGGCGCTACCGGCGGCTTGTCGGATATCAATACTGTTGGCAATGCCGTTACCAGTGTTCTCAATGCGTACGGCAAATCCGCCAATGACGCCGCGATGTTAGTGGATGGATTTATCCAAACTCAAAATGACGGCAAGATCGTTCTAAATGAATACGCACAGCAGATTGGTAAACTTGCCCCAACTGCTGCAGCAACAGGCGTTGGCATTCAAGAGCTGAACGCAGCTATCGCAACAATTACAGCTCAAGGTGTGCCAGTTGAGGCAACTTTTACAGGACTCAACCAAGCGCTAGTTTCAATTCTCAAGCCAAGCAAAGAAGCAAGTGATCTAGCTAAGGCGCTTGGAATTGACTTTAGTGAAACCGGACTGCGAGCAAAGGGATTTGGCGGACTACTAAAAGAAGTAAAAGAAAAGACTGGTGGCAGCACAACTGCACTGGTGCAGCTCTTTGGCAGCGTGGACGCACTTAAGGCAGTGCTTCCGCTTGTCAATGACGACTTGGTTAAATACAACAAAAACGTAGAAAGACAAGCAAATGTTTCTGGTGTCGCAGACAAAGCGACTCAAGAGCTAGGCGGGACGGTAACAAGCGAAATCACCAAGATGGTCAACCAGATCGGCAATCTGGTGCGAGCTTTAGATGTGGTTTTAGGACCTGCACTTGGAGGCATTGTTAAGCTCATCAATGTTGTAATAGCCGAAGCAACTAGAGGCATCAACGTTCTAGGTCAGCTTTTTAGTCTTGGCAAAAATACTGCCATTGTCAAAACAGCGCTTGAATCTGGCGACCTACGTGGGGCTGCTGCCGGGCGTGTTATTCCTGGCGTTGATGAGCTGATCGGCCAACAGCGCAGACAGCAACTACAGCGGCAAGCAGGGGCTGGAACCGGATTTCTAGGGCTTGGTTTTAATGCGGCAAAATTTGGCGAGCTGTTGAAGCAGCAGCCTGAGATTAAACGACTGCTGGGAACAGCTGCACCGTCTGGAGGTGGAGGTAAACCATCTGGCGCAGTTGATCCGGCAATTCAAGCCATTTTGGATGGATTAGATCAAAAATCAGGCGGCCGCAAAGGCAAATCCGACGCCGAAAAAGCAGCAGACAAGGCAAAGCGCGAAGCTGAACGTGCGGCACAGCAGATTGCGTCGAGCAGTCGTTCACTTGGTGTTGCGCAGCAGCAGTTTGTTATCGAACAGCGACTACTGACTGCACGCAAAGCCGGCAATGAACAGTTGGTGCTGGCACGCGAAGCGCAAAAAGATCTACTAGCAATCAGCGCACAAGGCACTGAGATTCTTGCCAACAAAGATCTGCCAGCACAAGCAAAGGCAAACCAACTTGCTGAACTACGCTACAAAGCAAAAGAACGCGCACTACTCCTTGATGAAGGCTTGTTCAAGCTTCAGCAAGAACAAGAGAAGAAAGATGCAGAATTGTTCAAGATAGGCCAAGACAAACTGCAGCAGTTGCTAGATGAAGATGAATTGCTGCGTGCCAAGTTGGCAGGCAACGAGGCCGAGGTGATCTTGCGGCAGCAGTTGCGTGATATTACCAAGGAGATGACGCCAGAGCAAAAAGCACAAGCAGAAGCGATTATCAAAGGCAACGAAGCGCTTAAGCAACAGCTATCCGTTGCCGAGCAAATGAAGTCACTTTATGGTGACATTGGAATGTCAATCAAGGATGGCGTTGTCGGAGCAATTCAAGGCGCAATAGATGGCACAAAAAGCTTGCAAGAGGTAGCAAGTAATCTGCTGAGCAATATTGCCAATAAACTGCTTGATGTTGCTGTCAATTTTGCGCTGTTTGGCGCCATGTCCGGCACCGGCACCGGCGGCGGATTACTAGGCGGTTTGTTCAAGAAGCGAGCTAACGGCGGCAGCGTAATGGCTGGGCAGCCTTACCTCGTGGGCGAACGTGGTCCTGAGCTGTTTATGCCGGGTCGCAGTGGCGGCATTGCACGCGCTGGCAGCTTTGGCGGTGGTGCCAATATCGTGGTCAACGTTGACGCAGGCGGCACCAGCGTTCAAGGTAGCCAGCCCGAGGGGCAGGCACTTGGTCGCGCCATTGCTGCTGCAGTGCAGGCAGAATTGATTAAGCAGAAGCGACCTGGAGGCATCCTCGCGTAATGGCTACATTCCCTGCAATCACGCCTGCCTATGGCGCCAGCAAGTCATCAGCGCCCAAGGTGCGCAAGACGCAGTTTGGCGATGGCTACGAACAACGGATCACGTTTGGCCTGAACCAGAATCCAAAGACGTGGGATTTGACTTGGCAGAACATCACAGAAGCCAACAGCGATACCATCGAGACATTCTTGGATGCTCGCGCCGCTGATGGCGCCAGTTTTGACTGGACACCACCGGGTGAGTCGTCCGCTAAATGGGTGTGCGAAACATGGCAGAAGACCATCCCGTATACCGGACGCGCAACGATCACGGCAACATTCCGGCAGGTATTTGAGCCATGACCGTACCCGTCTCAGCACTGCAGGAGATAGCCCCCGGCGCGGTCATCGAGCTGTTTGAGCTGGAGCTAAACACTGCCCAGCATGGCGCAAGCGACACCTACCGCTTCCACGCTGGCACCAGCCTTAACAACAATGGCGAGGTGGTATGGAACGGCAATAGCTATCAGCGTTTTCCCGTCGAGGCTGACGGTTTTGAATACAGCGGCAATGGTCAGCTCCCACGCCCCAAGATCCGCGTCAGCAACATCCTCAGCACCATCACGGCATTGCTGCTGACGTTGCCGGATGGGTTGGAGGGTGCCAAATTCACCCGGATCCGCACGCTGGCACGGTATCTCGACGATGCCAACTTCCCCGGTGGTGTCAGTCCGTACAGCCCAGACCCCACGGCTGAGTTTCCGCGTGAGATCTATTACGTCGATCGCAAGACCATCGAGAACCGCGAAGTGGTCGAGTTTGAGCTTGCGGCAGCTTTCGACCTTGCTGGCGTCAGCGCACCTAAACGGCAGTGCATCGCCAACATCTGCCAGTGGGTGTACAAATCAACCGAGTGCGGCTACAGCGGTGCTTTGCCCACCTGCCTCAAGACATTGACTGACTGCAAAGCGCACTTTGGCGCTACGGCTGAGTTGCCTTTTGGCAGCTACCCCGGCATCGGAGCCTTCACCGGATGACTTGGAAGCACGCTGCAATGGATCATGCACGCGGTGATGTGCCGCGTGAGGCGTGCGGGCTTGTGGTGGTGGTCAAAGGCCGCGAACACTACTGGCCGTGTCGCAACCTCAGCAGCGGCACCGATCAATTCATCCTTGATCCTGCCGACTATGCAGCCGCCGAAGATGCCGGCGAGATCGTCGCGGTGTTTCACTCGCATCCGAGCACGCCGCCAGCACCGAGCCAGCCGGATTTAATGGCCTGCGAGGCCAGCGGTTTGCCGTGGCACATCTGGAATCCAAAGACCGGCGGCTGGGGCGAATGCCAGCCAAGCGGCTACAGGGCGCCGCTGATCGGCAGGCAATGGACTTGGGGCATCAGCGACTGCTGGACGCTGGCGCGTGACTGGTACGCCGAGCACGGATTAC